GAATGATCTCCTGAAAGATTTGGAATAAACATACCTGAAGCTATTGGAGTTTTCTTTTCTGGCTGAGATTTAAGACTATTAAGAACACTTTGAGTTTTAGTAGGTCTGCCTCTCTTTGCCATCTTATAAATTCTCTTTTTTTCTTGAAGGAACTAAACTCTTTTCTTCAGGCACTAAATTAATCTGTCTGCCTTTATGATATGAGTCTGCCTCTATTCCAGTATTAGATGGCACAGGCCACTTCTTACTAATTTCCTTTTCTCCTGATGTATTTGACATTTTAATATGGCACAGGTTTTTTGGGTTAAGCAATTTGCTAAATATGAGCTCCCTCAACCTGTCAAGCTTCGCTCTATTAATTATAAGAAATACAACTTATTAAAACTTTCTATTTCTAAGAACTCTTATCTTCGCCTAAGTCAGACGCTTTTCCACCCTTCTTTACAAATCTATCTTTCCAAAACTCCATCTCCTTCTTATCGTCTCTTTCTTTTGCTTGATTATATCTTATCTTACAGGTATCTTTAGCCATTTTAAGTTATTGTATCTGAGATTATATGCACTGCTCTCGGATTTTCAAGCAATGCTTCTCCTTCCTCTTTTACTCTTATTTTAGTTCCTATCAATGCTTCTTCTATTGTAACAGCTCTTAAAGGACTAAACTGTTTCCATGTTAGTGCTTTATTTGCCACAAACATATATACCCAATCCTTTGTCACATTAGTAGTAACTATAACAGGGTGTCCTAAGAACATCATCAATTTTCCATCTCCAACTTTCTTGCTTGCAAATTCAGGAATACTTGATCCTTTTGTAGAAATTAACCAACTCATTAAATGCTCTCTATCTTCAGGGTGCATAACTATAACTGCTTGGCTTGCGTCATAATTATATGAATAAATCTGAGTTTCTCCATAAAGAATGTCTGCAATAGGATTTCCATTTGTTCCATCATCCCATCCAGTTCCAGTTGCAGCAGCAGTATTTACATTTGTAGGATTTGGAGTTGTTGGAGTTGCAGCAGCAGCTTCACTTAAAACAGAGAAAATTCTTATATTAACTTGCTGAGCAACTGCTCTGACTATATCTTGAAGATTTGACATAAGTAAATCCACATCACTATCTCTTATATCTGCTTCTGCAAGAGTTGGGCTTTCTACTTTAAACTCTTTTATATAAGAAGTTTGTCTTGTCCAGCTTTGCTCAATTACAACAGGCAGAGATAATTGATCACCAGAATTTAATATCTGAGAAGCTGTAATTCCTGAAGTGTCAGTGCTATCTAAAGTTCCAGCAGTTTTCTTCCACCATCTTAACTCTCTTGCTTTTGTGTTAGAAATTCTACAATATTTTTTCAAAATATATTCTTCTTCTGCAAAACCTGTGGCTACCTTATTAATATCAATTCCTCTTATATCAGCCATTCCACTTGTATCTGCCATCTTATTGTGATCCTAATTGTGCTGTTGGTTTTAATTCCATCAAAACAGTTTCACCAGTTGTTCCTGTTTCTAAAAATATTCCAGCTATAACACTTCCTGATAGGTTTGTTAATGCAGCTGTCTTAAAATGATTTGCTGCTACATCAGTTATAGCAGGATCTCCTGCTGTGCATGATCCTGATAATGTAACCTTAAAAATTCCTTCTCTAAAAACACCTATTTTTGTCTTACCATCACTTGCTATCTTCTCAGTTGCAGCAATTCCAGCAATCTGATCATTAGCAGCAGCACTTGCAGCAGCTGTCATTGGATCTGTAAGTTTTAAACTTGCACCTTTTTCTATTCCAGTTCCATCTGCTACTGTAAAAGGTATAGGCGGTGATAATTCATAAATCAAAGTTGCTTCGTTAGCCATACTAATAAAGAGATTTTAAGTATTTAAGTTTTTCGGTGAACCGATTTCCTCTTAATATGCTCTCTAACTTCTCTCTGAAAAGGATTAAATTGATTATTTATCTCGTTTTCGACGTCAATTAGATGATTTTTAAACCACCATCTGCCTAAAATCAAGCAAATAACAGCATAGATTAAACCTATCACTATGATCCATATAAAAGAAATTCCTTGAAATACTGCACCAATTCCAGCTATGGCCAATATATATTTTAAATAGTTTAATAAGCCAAAACCTTTATCAAAAAATGCTTTCCATAGCAAAATCCTAAAGGCACTCATTTCCCAATTCATTTTTATAGTCCTCTTTAACTCCAATTCCAATGATCTGCATATTATCTCTATACAGTGGAAATTTAGAACTTTCTTTATCCCATTTAGGAATTTTCTTTAATCCTAATGCTTTTCTTAATGCTTTCAAAGCCAGAGTTCTATTCATGGGTTTATCTTTACAATCAGTTCCAACTGTATCTTTTAGATCTAATGTGTTTAAAACTTTATCAATATTTTCTTCGGGAAATACAAAACTCCATAATTCTATTGGCTGTAATAATGGCTGAACTACTGCTGTTTTTTCATTGCCTTTCTCATCTTTTAAAGTCATAGGCATATACATATTTGCTAACTGTTCTACAAATCTATCTCTATGCCATTTCATGCCTCTTGTTGCGAAGATTAAGTGCATTAGAAACAACCCCCTATATGATGTTTATATTGAAAAATAGCTTGTTCAACCATCTCATAATTAATTTCTATAAAATTTCCAGCAATTTCTGCGACCTGCCTTATTGTAAAATAAACACCTAATTGAAATCCCAAATATAAACCTATCAAAAAAGCTATAATTGCTGTAACAATTAATAGCTTATTCATACTTCACCCCTCATCACCCTGTCCTTATATTCTTTTGGAGTCTCTTCTTTTGGCTTGGCTTCACCGCCTGCTAAACTTCCGCCGCCTAACTCCTTTATAGCCATCTGCTTCTCAGCAAGTTTTTCTTCTCTCTCTAAAATTTCTTTCCTTTCCTTCAAACCTTCTTTAAGTTCTTCAGCGGCTTTTTTAGCTTCGCTTACAATATTGTCAGAAGAGGCATCTTCTGCCCCTTCTTCTTTCTCTTCACTCTCTTCGCTGCTATCACTTTCTTCAGCTTTTTCTTCTTCAGCTGGCTTCTCTTCTTCTTTGCTGTCCTCACTTTCTTCTTTCTGTTCTTCTGGCATTTTTTGTTCCTCCAAATTTATTTACCAATATTCTTTTTTTCTACCCCAATACTTGAAAAACTCTAATCCTGCTGCAAATACTATCAACGTCAACCCTAAGTAATTTCCGCCTTGAACTTGCGTAATTCCGAGAGCAGACAGTGCGATTGCAGCTGTATTGATTAAAGTCTCAATTACTGGTTTATGTTTTGTTTCAGCCATCTTTATTAGGATCTAATTTTGATTTACTTTCATGTCCTTTATCTTTTTTCTGATCTGCTACAAGTTCATCCATTAAACTTGGTGCGGGTTCTATTGTGAATGTAATGCCTAACTGATCTTTTGCCTGATCTTCATTATATAATTTCATATCCCATATCTCTTGTTCATAAGATATTAAAATAATTTTAGAAGAACTCTCAGTTGTCTCTTCTCCCCAACCCATAACAACTTCAGGCATACCTACAGCAGTTATAAAAACTCTCACTAAAAACTTAAGAAAATTCAAAGCACCTGCGTCATCTCCTGCATATTGCGGCTGAGACACTCTTTTAATCTCTTTAAACACTCCTTCAGGCACAACAACATTTTCATGTTTTTTATAGGCCTCATTTAGAGTTGCTTCAATACTATTCAGTTTAGTTTGATCATCTGTCTCAGCTTCAAAGATATTTGTAGGAAATACAGTTCTATGATATAATTCTCTGAGATCAGATAAAATCTCATTTCTTGCTAAAATAAGTTTTTCAAGTGCTTCAGGAAATGGTATGCCATGAATTTCATCTGCAATTCTTTCGTAGCTTAAATGATAAATATCTTCAGGATCATACTTTTTTGGAGTTCCTTCTTGTTCATATCTTATTATAATTCCTTCTGCATTTGCCACGATCTTAATCTTTTCAGGATCAAGAGGTTTAAGATTTAAAATTCTTCCTTGTTTGTCTCTAATAATATGTGCAAAACTATCTCCACAGATTAAAGCAGTTCTCCAACAATTCTTTAAAACATTTCGGGCATTATCTTTTCCAAAACCTTTTATCCTTTCCAGCTTTTTCTTATTAGATCCTTTTGCATTAATTGCTCTTCCAAAAGTCCATGAAGCTAATTTATTAATCACAGCTCTTAATTCAGGAATTTCTCTATAATATCCATGCCATTTATTGAAATCAGGAGAATAAGATGACTCTGAAATTTCTGCGCTATCTGTTGTTTTGCTATCTACTTCAAATTCAGTGCCTTGATTAGAATAATCTGTTGTTTGACCAGTTCGTGCAATTGTCATGTTTTTTTAAGTATTTCTTAGTATTTAAATGTTTTTATGCTGCATTTCCATGAATTTTAAACAAAAGATCATAAGAATTACTTATATCCCCCCAACTAGATCCTCCATCTGTTGATAAGGTATGACCTCCACCAGTATAAACATTTCCAATGGATACGTAAGCATATACTCCCCCTCCTGAACCCGAAGTTCTAAGAACTAGGGCATACTGAGTTGAAGCATTTAATTGAACTGAACTCATTTCTACAGTTATCCAAGCATAAACATCCTTACTTATATCCATAGTATCAATGGTTCCTGTACTTAAATCTGCTCCTGTTGGTTTCCCATTCCCATCAACTGCCTTTATGGCAAAAGTTAATATGCCTGAACCCTCAGCTGTTGCTCTTCTACAGTATATTGTGGCCTTAGAAATATTAAAATTCTCATCATCCCCAACAGTTCCAACTGTGAAAGTTTGTGCCTGCCAATCATTTCCTTCAATCCTTTGAATCGTAAAAGTTGCAGCGTCATTATATTCATATAATTCTTCAGTTACAGGAGGATTATCTGTAATATTTCCCCCTTCGTCATCACTTACCCCTCCACCACTGAAACTTAAAGGTTCGGCTAACCTCCCTAAACCAAAGTTAAACATCTTAGAAGTCTCAAACATCTGCTCAAAAGGATTTTCAATTCTCAAAACCATTTTAAGCCCCCTTAATATAAGTCACAGTATTTTGCTCCTTCAATAATTTCTCAATCTGCTGCATCCTATATGCATGAACTGTGATCATATTCTCAGCTTCAATTCTTGTAGAAAATCCAGCCATATTATATGCTATCAAACTTATGGCAGCATATCTTGCAGCCCATTCACTTAACATTCTCTTGACATCCTCGTTAAGAGTAGAATAGTTATCAACCACATTATATCGCATAAGGTTAGATAAGTAGCTTTCAGCTTGTGCAGCCAAATCATTATGATTTGCTTCAGTGTCCCCAGTTGCATCAACATTTTCCCCTGACATTAAGTCCATTTCGGCTTCTGTTACAATAGTTCCTGTGTATGCCATATTAAAAGGAGTGAACAAAGATATTTAAGTTTTTCCCTTTTGCTCCCCACATTGCTCTAATTAATCCTTCTGCGATATGTGTGTATTTTCCAAAAATTCTCACAGATCTGCGGCCATGTTGATCTTCAACATATTCAATCTGAACACTCTCCAAACTTCTAAATAAATTCAAATCATCAATCATTTTAACTTTTCCAGCTTCCATTAACTGCAATAAGTTCATATAAAGATTTTCTTTTAAAATTGTTTTTCTTCTTCCATCTCTATCAATTGCTCTTCGTGCATTATTAACTCCGACAATTTTAGTTCTCATGTGAGGAGTTTCAATTAAAACATCAAATACAGCTCCGCCAATTCCGCCATCATCAATCAAGACTTTATTACAATCATATTTTCTTGTCAGATAACAAATTCTTTCAATAGTCTTTGTCGTCGAGACTTTCTCAGAAGTTTCAACATGAACAACTCTAAAATGATCTCTATCTGCAACTTCAACAATTACAAAAGAATTTTCATCACCGCCATATCTTGCGATATCAACACCTAAAAAATATTTATATTTTCCTGAATAATTCTTATAAAAATCCCATTTAAAATCTCTGCAAGAATTTATCAAATCTTTTTTAAATAATTGTTTTAACTCATCCAAGAACTCGCCTAAATATTCCTGTGCATATTGCAATCTTGTCAGTCTTGTCTTTTCATGATCTAAAAACTCTTTTGAAATTCTCTCACAATCTTCTGATGAGACATGAAATTTTGAGAAATTAGGATCATTAAAACAATCATAAAAATATCCGCCTTTTCCAAATGGCGTGCTTAGAAGTATAAGGTTTCCTTTTGTAACTGCCAACATCGGAGTTACTGCAACCCAGACATCTTCAGGAATAAATGCAGCTTCATCTGCTATTAATAAATCTACTGTATATCCTCTAATTCCATAACCTGTTAATCCTGTTGGGAGACAATAAATTCTCGATTTGTTCTTTAATGTTAATTTATGCTTTGTTGGTTTGTCTTTGCCTTTTTTAACAGCATTTTTGTCTAAAGTGAGAGTTAGATCAAGAATTTTCTCAAAAAGAAGATATGCTTGCCTTTCTACTGAGGAGATCACTAAAACTGTCTTATTAGGGTTTTCAATGGCGAATATGGCTGTTTTTAAGGCCACAACAAAACTTTTACCAACTTGCCTGCCTGATCTTAAACACACATTTCCCTCTGTTTCTAAAACTTGTTTCTGCCAATCATCAAGTTTAACACTCAATCTCTTGAGATATTCGGTTAGCCGATTGTCTCCCATAGTATTCTCTATCTAACTCCTCTTCTTCATAATCATCTAAATCTGTTTGTTCTTCAATTATCATTCTACAATAAACTTCACTTTAAAGTCTCCATTTAATTCTTGATTTTCCTCTAATAATTGATCTCTCTTATTATTGCTTAGAGTGTCGGGTTTGCATTGGATAAAATAGATTTTCTTTTTTTTCTTATCAATCACAACAACATCAATCGGAGAGTGAGAACCAGCAGATCTGAAGGCTAGATAGCCTTTTTCTCTTGCTCGTGAGACTACTTTGTATTCCTTTCTTCTTCCCTTTATATAATTGCGGTTTGGCATTTTAAAAAAAATTTTCTGAGGTCCATAAAGATTTTCTTATGTTTTTTTTATAAAGTTCGCTTTTTTTCTTTTATTTTTTTCTTTTTTTACTTTTTTTTTGAAAAAAATAAGATTTTTTTACTTTTTTTTGGTTTTTTTTACTTTTTTTAGAGTTTTTTTCTTATTTTTTGCTTATTTTCTACAAAATCTCTTAAATTTTTGTAATTTCCTTTTAAATATTCTTCAATTTCATGATCTTTTATATCAAAATTATAAAGATCTTTAGAATTTTGTTTTATTTTCTCTTTTTTTTCTTTTTCTTTATTATCTTCTTTTTCTTTATTATTTTCAATCTCTAATTTCTCTTGATTTTCCTTAGAAATTTCTTTCTCTATCTTTTCAATCTCTTTTTCTTTTATTTCTACATATTTTTTCTTTTCTTCTTTCAAAATTTCCAGTGTTTTGTCTAAATTTTTGTTTTCTATTTGAAAATAATCTAATAATAAAGAATTAATTAACTCTGAAGCGTTCACACCTTTTAGTTTTTCAGCAATTTCTATGTTTATTGTTATTAGTTTTTGGACTTTCATTATATTATTATATTATTATATATATATATAATATACATATATAACATAACATATATAAATGTTTCTAAAATGTTCCAGTGGAAATAGACCCCCCTATTTTTTCTATTTTATCGACGCTGTAACCTTCATTTCCACTGGAGATTTGTATTTATTTTAATCCGAGTCTCCTTTTATTTATTTAATTATTTAATCCGATCCGAGTCTCCCGCAGGTGAATTTTCTTTTACACGCGAGACGCAAGTGATCGCGAACACTTTTTTGGGGTGGTGGCGGATCTTTATGACACGAGAGAAAATTTGCCTGCAAATTTTCGTCAATTTGATTTCTTAGGGCGGCAGGGCTTTGGGCTGCGTAAGCAGAGGAATAGCCGCCCTCCACGAAGTGAGAGCTGGCGGCACAGCTGCGAACAGTATCGAGAGAGAATTTGCAATCAAATTCTCGTCAGGCCTACCTGTGAGCAGCAATATACATCAGCATGCACAAAAAAACACAATAGACAAGCGGCACTTCACCCTCTCACAGCACTTAAGAATTAGCAGACGCAGGTCGCCTTGAGTAAGCCTTGCTTACTCAAGGTTAATTAAGTATATATATTTTTCGGTGCGGGGTGAAGTGATCACAATCAGGAGCATAAAAAAAAGTCGCTTAAGGCGACTAATCTACAAATAAAATAGAATCAACTTTTTCTTCAACAAGACTCAAATCATCAAAACACAACTCTAATAATTTATCTACAATTCTTCCAAGAATCTCAAATCTCGCTGATTTATAAGTTATAGAATTATCTTTTTTCATTTTCTTTCTCTCACACGAACTTTCGCTGACTTTATATAAGCTTCATTAGTTTCAAGATAACTTAAATAAGCTGGCCACATCAACGGCGCTAACCAACCGAAATTCTGTATCCAAAATTCCGCATGATAATGTGTCGCTTCCATTACTTTAATATGTCTCTTTAAGCCATCCCAATCCTTTGCACTTGAGTACGCAAATGCACCAAACATTGCTGTCTGCATAGCTTCTTCCCATACAAACATCATAAAACCAACAGTTCCATGTAATGTCAAGAAAATTAAAAAGACAGCAAGAACCTTTCGGATCTTACCATCTTTATTTCTAATACAACTGAATATCTCTTCTCTCATCTTCTCACTCTCATAACTTTCTGTAAACACTCTTTCTCTTCTGACCAATCTTCCCACTGAAGATCTGCACACTCTTCTACTGCATAACTTCCAACTAAATACTTAGCTCGATTTCTTAATTCCTGTTTCTGATATTCAGGCGTATTATTCTCATCACTTATCATATTCAAAGTGATGATCAAGGACGCTATACTTATTAGGATTACAAAACCTATTAAGATTATATTCACGATTTTCATTTTCTGAGAACCTCCTTTCAGGGATTGATTTATTTAATTAAAAATAAAAGCACCTGATTACGCTCGAGGCTTGGGTTTATATTCAGAGGCGGTCGGGCTTGCGGTAGCAAGCGTAGGGAATGAGCAGAAAGCTGCGAATGCGTGGTGGCTGAATAATAAACCTTTCGGCTTGTCCGCTGCATCCATGAACAAGCCGAAACCTTCGAACATGAAGGTGCATATATTAAATAAATCAATCGGGGCGGTGGCTAAGTTATTCTTTTATATAAATAACTTTCTTATCTTCTTTTCCAACCTTTTGATCCTTGATGATAAATTCACCTTGAAAGCCAACCCAACCACTCAAAGCATAACCTTTTTGGTTTATGATTGTCTTTTGGCTTGTTTTGTTCGGATAATATTCAACTTGTTCAGAAGTCTCAGCTAACTCAACAACAAGAAGCATTTTTTCTTTTGTCTTTTCAGGATTATCTAAGTCTTGGCCTTCAATATATTTTGGCTGTTCTATAATTGTAAAATGCTTGTCTTTGAGATTGATAACATAGTCTCCTGACAGTGCAAATCCTTTCGCATAAGTTTCAGCTTTATCTTTTCCGTTTGCCATATTTTTTATCCTCCTATAATTTATTTAACCATTGATGGAACTTTCTTTTTATATTTCTTCAGCTTTTTATCACAGATCTTCTTCATCTCTTCTGCAATCTCTATATCTCTCTTGCTATTTTTGATGAGTTTATCTTGAGTTTCTTTGAACACAGTCCAAAACTCCTCATCCTCATCTTCTGCAACTTTTAATCCTAATTTTTTATCTTCTATCATTTTAATTGATTTATAATTTTACATTTCTTTTTTACATCACTGAACAATACAAAGAAGAGTTCTTCTATTGTCACTCTTCTAAGCTTTAACATTTGTTTACCATCAACTACATATCTCCACACATGCCCTTTTTCATCATCTAAACAGTATCTCATTGTCATTCTGCCTTTCTCCATCTCAGCGACGAGAAATAATAATTTAATATGAATAAAATTTGTTGGTTAATAGATCTACGATTTTTCGCAGATAAATTTCTCAGTTTAATTCTCAATTCTTTACTCGGATATATTGTTATCTTTTCCATACCTTATTATACGGTATTATACTTTATAAACCTTTCGGTTTGTAGAAATGTCCTGTCCGACGATAATGTCTACCTTGCATCAATTGATAACGCTCAGCTATTCTTAACAAATGTTTTATATTCTCAGGCGGATGGCTCTTCCTTAGCTCTGTTGCCATTATCTCTAATAACCCCTCTAACTTTCTCAATCTCATTTTAAGGTGTTTTTGTATAGTTATTTGCCTTATCAAATGTCGACATATTTGCTTCTACTTTTTCTAATTCTTTTTCTTTGTGTCTTAGCACAGCTACTCTTGCCATTCTAATCACTTCATCTTTACATTCTGTCGGCACTTCTTTTATTGTTATTTCCATTTTACCTCCTTTATCCTGCGCTTATTTTAATTGTTCCACTATCATTCCACAATGCTCCTGCCACACTAGGATCTGATGTTGGAAGATTATCTAATATTATATTGCCACTACCTACGAGTTGAGCATCTATATGCAAATGTGAGCCATCATACCATATTCCTGCATCATTTCCAGCACCCCATGTTAGCTTTGCATTATCATTTGGAATTTTTACATTTCCAGAACTATCTATGTTCAATCTATAATCATTTTGAGTTTCATCATATATTCCTAAATCATCTCCTGCTCTTGCGATTATGCCCCAATCACTTCCTTGTCCTATATTCACTAATCTAATTCCACATCCAACATTACTATTTCCCTTTATAACACTTGCCCAATATGCTTCATAATTACATTCTAAAACATAAGCATCATTTTTGCCATCATAAATTAAGAGTTGTCCCCCACTATCATTTGAAAGAAAAGCATATTTTCTTCCCCCTGCCGCAGTGGAGTCAAGTGTAATCCCTGCTCCAACTGTCCCAGAGGCAGTTTCTGTAATATATAGATCACAATTTCCACTAGCATCTGATCCTGTTCCTGTTATTTTAACAGCACCACTTCCAACCTCTTGAGGTTTGATATGCAAATCTGTGCCATCATAATATATTTCAGCATCATCTCCTGCTCCGAAATATAATTTTTTATTGTCTGCTGTTGTTTTTATATCACCTGTTGGATTTAAAATAATATCGCCTACATCGGCAACAATATTTAAATTAGTGCCATCATGTTTTATAGTACCTGTGATTTGTGGCGATTGATCATAGAACCTTACCATACCATCATCTGAGCTTTCTTCTAATCTTATAGCGTCAGTAGCATTTTCCCCTGACTTAAGTCCTATTAATCCACCAATTATATATATATTTTGACCTTCTATAACTCCTGAAGCATCAAGAGAATTTGCCTCTAAAGCTCCTGTTGTAGTTAAATCAAAACTTCCTGTTTTATCACCTGTTAATCCTGTTTGGTTTGTTGTTGTTTTCCAATAGTCTGTAATAGCAGCAGCAATAATTTCATCATCAACATATTTCTTATTAGCTATGTCTGTAT